TGTTCTCTTGCTAGGTCAACTAACTTTCGGGGCATATAAATACTATCGAGGAAATCGTCTTTAACTATTCCGAGTACAGTTGTAACAGATGGGTACGCTCTTCCTTTCTTGAGGGCTTGGTGCGGCGTAGTGACATCTTCTAGAAACTGTGGAGTTTTTGAGCTTGAGTAGAAATGTGACATAAAAAAGTCCTCCCACGAATGAGAGGACTTGTCAAGCTCTGAGTGTCAGTCAGTTTACTTTTGTTACTTCAACTTATAGTTATTGATTGTATCTTTTGTTACGAACTCTCCATTGTCGTGTTCGAGTATTCGTTTGACTCGTTCCTCGTGAGTCATTTGCGTCCAATCACTTGGGTGTATTCCCCAATACATTATTTCTACTATGTTGTGATAAACGGCGAGCTGGGTAGCTGACGCTGACTTGCCCTCGTTGATGTGGTTGTCGATGATTGTGTCAATCATCCATTTGTTTGCTAGGTATTCCATAATTTTTTCTTTGTACATAATCTCATTATTAAGATTATGAAATCATAATAACAGACACCGAACTCGATGTCAATAAAAAAATAAAACCCCTATTTCTAGGGGCTTGAGAGAGATAGGTGAACAGATGTTCACTACTACGGAATCTTGTCAACTCGGCGAATGTTGTATCCTTCGGTTGCAAGTAAACCCAAAGATTTATATATCTCTACGGCTTCGGCACCTTCTCTCATTATCTTACGATTGCGCTCGATCTTTTCTATATTGTTCTCCCACTTGTCCACAAATTTGGACTGGTCTTCTTTTGAATAACTTGATGAGTCTTGTTCAATCATAGTTCCTCCATATCCATAATAGGTTCAACGGCTTCTCTGATGCAGTTCTCAGAGTAGTTTGTCATAGATATAGGTTCGTTATCTTGATATAGCTCTATTGCTTTACACCTTTCATAACCGTATTCATCTTCTTCAGAAAATAAATACTTAAAGGTAAGACAATTATCCGCTATGTATTTAAGAATATCTTCGGCGTTTCTAGGTGGCAAAGGTTTTGGTATACGTTTGCAGTAGTAGTCTCCTTCAACTAAATCCGAGACGAACTTAGTGTCGAGCGATCCTAGCTTGTTACGGACTAGGACGAAATCATCTTGACCTAAGGAATCAGCGATCCCAAGAGGGTAGATGTAGAATTGTATTGTATCTTGTTTCATATTTAAAAATTTACTTCTATGTTTACATTATGGTTGTTGATTCCGTACTTGAAATCATTATCTGCTACCATTTGGTAGGCTTCTTCACGAGTTCTAGCTTTGATGTAGTAGCTCTCGGTTACAACGAACTCAGTTAAACTGGGTTCGATTTCGGCGGTTGTGGTATTTTTATTCATTTGATTATTAATGGTTTAGGTAAGTGCCAATACTTTGTGCTTGACACGTATTTTATATTGAGTATAATTAGGTAAGAGCGATACCGGTAAGACATCGAATTTACCAAAGGTAGCGTAGCGAAAGTCGCAACGAAAAGCCACAACATCTCGATAAGATGCGTGCGTTGTATGTGATGTGGATCAACTGCGTTTCGAATGAGTTGCATATGTGGCTTGTGGTTTTTAAGGATAGGTGTGTCTACTAGATTAGACTTATCAAAAGCATTACTAAGAAGATTGCGAAACCAGAAGTCAATCCAATTAGCAATCCCTCTAAGAGAGCGAGATTTTCTTTTGTTTTCTTCATAGTAATATACTGCTATCTATTGAACTTTCGGCGGTTCTAATAATCTTCTGTTTAGTTTCGTAATCTAATCCATCTGAGCCGCTATAGAAATTCATATGTTCTGGGATCCATTGTTCCATTTCTTGATCGCAATCGAACTCACGATACCAACATAGAATATCGACATCTTCGACTTCTATTTCACTATAATACTGGGTAGCAACTCCATCTCCGTAAGGATGGGTTTCGGCGTTTTCTATTTCACTATAAGTAATCTCGCATTCAGCAAAGATACTGTAGTGATCATTTTGTAGTACTTCGACTGTAGTAATGTATGTTTCGCTCATATTATTTATTATTTAATTGTTTCAAGTTGAACATCATCATAGCCTTTAGATTTCCATTCTCTTAGGGCTGATTCTGCATCTAATAAGTTTGTGTAGTGATCATCAATACCACCTACCCAAACAATGTATTTTGTTTCGTTATTGGCTTTCATTTTATTCTTTCCAGTTAGGATTATTACTTACATAGATTCTACCCTCTGAGATAGTTTGATTCTCATAATGGCGTGCCATTGCGTCTATAACTTCTTCAGTAAGATTTTGGCGGTCTAGGTCTCGATACCATTCTTCGAGTCCTTGAACACGTCTTACTGCGTCAATATAATTAGGTCTAGTCTCGTAGCTCTTAGCGAACTCGGTTAGGTCCTTTCGGAACTTTTCTTTCTGTGATTGTTTCATATATTTATATTAATTTGTTTAAGCAGCTAGCCATATCAGCTAACTCTATCGTTAAAATAGCATTCTTTGCGGTTTCTATGCAAGGGAAATGTTTTTCGCCCCAGTCTAACTGAACATCGCCTAAGACTTTTGTAATTGTTACAATCGCTTTTGATGTTTCAAATGATCCGGTTTTTTCATTCCAATACGTACCATCTTTGCATTCTGATGCTGGTTCGTACGCAACGAAACGTATATAATCCGTATAAGCATTTATATAAATTTCGCTTATATATACATCGCTGAATTCAGCAATGAATAAATCTTTTAATATTTCTTTATCGGTTGTGATGTTCATATATTTATAGGTTTTATTAAATTAATTTCGTCTAAAAAATGAATCACCGCTATCCATAGGAAACTCAAAATTATTATTAGCTCTTTCATTTATTATCTCAATCGCTTTTGTGGTTTCCACGAATTTAACACGCGGCAATAAATCTACATCGGATTTAATTAATTCTAAACAATCTTGCATTGCTTCGCTTTCGCTTTCATAAAAAGCAATACCAGCTGATTTGTTATCAGTACCAAAAAATTCAAAATACATTTTGTTGTTTGGTAGGTTTAATTTATTTTCTATTACATTTTTCATTTTGTTTTCTTTCTTTTATTGGTTTGTTATTTGATTATTAAAATTGCTATTAATGCAATGATTGCTCCAATGCTGGATAATGAGACAAAAACGGCGTTTAAAAGCGTTTGCTCGCCGCCGCGTACTAATTGGTTGAGATTTGTTTTATTCATATATTTATTGGTTATTGATAAAAATTTAATTGAAGCTTTATCTATTGCAAGGAAATAAAGCTTCTATAAATCTTTATGCAATTTGCATTAATTTTTGTTGCTCGTATTTATAAAGCTTTTCTGTTAAAGCTTCTCTAAATAAAGCTTCTATAATAAAATAAGCTATCCAGCCAATCTCTTCATCGTGATTTGTTGGATCGCAAACATTATCGCAAGCATCATAATAATAGGAATCGTGATTGTTAAAGCTAAATTTAAAAGCGTAAACAATTTCCCATTGATCTTGCGTATAATTAATGCAATCGCTTGCGTAATTAGAACAAGCTTCATCAATAGAATCTTGTAAATATTCCCATATATTGGAATCTTCATTGTGCTTAGTAGCTTCATAAGCTTCTTTAATAGAAGCGATATTATTTAAAACAAATGAATCAACTTCTTCATTTGCTTGATCGATTATTTCATATACTGTTTTCATAATTTATTTTTTATTGGTTATTAGGTTAATAAAAATTAAATGCGGACATCGCCGCGAAGCGATATCCTTATTAATCTTTAGTTATCAAATCCGCCTAATTTATTCATTCTTTCATATAAACTTGCGATTAACTGAATGTAATCAATTGGATCTTCAAATCCATCGGTATCCTCTTCAGCTACTTTTATCCAATGTCTTCTATCTAAAGCGTCACTAGATGGCTCATCTAAAGCTGATGAAAGCAATTTAATAAATTTATCCTTTTCTAATAACTGAAATAATAAATGGACCACAATATGATAACAAGTAAATGGCAAATCTTTTTCCTCGTTATCAATTCCTAAATGATCCCATATTTCATTTTCATTTAGATTATTTTCATTAATGAAATGAGATGCTAACAAGCAATAATCTTGAAAAGTAAAATCAGTTAAAACTGAATCAGCAAGATTATGAATTGCAACTGATAATTTTTCGTGATCTGTCGCGGCGTCAATGCATTTTGTTTCAATTAGCTGATCAATAGATTCTTCTAATGAATCTATGAATTTTGTCATAATGTTTTCTGATATATCAGAATAGCATTTTTGTGTGAATTGTGATATTGTGTTTTTCATATATTTATAATTTATTGTTAAAAGATAATTAAATTTATATTGGCTATAAAAACAGATTGCAAGCTTTTTTTTAAATTATTTTTAACGGGTAAAATTAATGACTCGCGGCGACAAGTAACTCTAAAGAAATACTTTAAATAATGGACCATCAAATCCGGATAGCTGGGTATTAATATATCCTTTTTCGAAAAAAGAAAAAAACATCTCATATCTAGCAAAAAACGTTTGACAGTTTACTAGATGAGATTCAATCTCAATAAATATTAATGATAATGCGACTCAGTCTCAATAAAAATTTAAAAGGGGGGGTGGGGAGTCAAGACACACACACAGTCATATACATATATACATATATCAGCCCTTAAAAAAATTTATGCCTCAAAAGCCCAAACAATCCACACCAGAAGAAATCGAACTTAAATCGAGCATACAAGAAGCCATCAAGGAGATTGCCGCCGACAAGGAGTTGCAGAAGGTCAAGAGTCTATCCCGTCACAACCCTATGAAAGTCGCGGAGATATTGTATCTTTATAGTATCGGCAAAAGCCAGACTCAAATCGTCAAGAAGTACAATATACAACGCTCTACGGTGATACAAGTGCTAGTAGATTACGCGGACCACTTGGGTCAACTGAGGGACGTAGCTGGCAAAATCGCGGCAAAGAACTATATGCAGTTGAGTTCATTGGAGGAGGATCTAGTAGATAAAGTACGAGATAGGTTAGAGAATGACCCCGAGATGGAGGTATCTTTCCGGGATCTCAAGGAGCTATCTATAGCAAAGGCTAACGCATTCCGGGAAACTATGACCACTAGGGGAGAGGCTACTAGTATATCTGAGGAACGTAAGGTGATTACCCAAGAGGATTACGAGGATACCCTCAAGGCAGCTAGGGAGCGTTTAGAGGCAATGAAACGAGTTGACGAGGCGGAGATAATAGAAGAGTCAGATGATTGATGAAGATTACGATGACCTCTTTGACCGCATCCGAGGAAACCTCGGCGAGCACTTTAGTAACTATATGTTTATAGTTATGGACGATGACGGCGATTTATTCTATGATTATACTAACCATAGGGTAGGACGTATGCTACTTAGCGAAACCAAGGTAGATATGGACGGAGACTTAGATGCTCTAGATATTATATGGGAAGCTGAAGAAGAAGAAGAGGAGGAAGCTGATGGAACTGACATTTTCTAAGCATCCGTTCTTACAGCCTCCGACTGACGAAGAGATTATTCTCTTAGCAGAGAAGGACCCAAAATTACTAGAGGATTTGTACACAGCCCACGAGGGACGTATACAAGCATCTGAGGAGGATCCTATCCGTTACGGTTTTGATCTAGACGGCTGGGAAAGAATGAGACTCAGTCTCAATAACTACAATGAGTGCCTAGTACTAGGAGGGAATAGAAGTGGTAAGACCACTGGCTGCGCTAAAGTAATAATGCAAGCAGTAATGGACAACACTGATGGTCATATTGTATGCTTCAGTCAAAACGCCGATACCTCTGTTAAGGTACAGCAGTCCGCTATATGGTCTATGATGCCCCGTGAGTTTCGTAAGAAAACAAAAAGTATCGAAGGTTATATAAATTATTCTATGCAAAATGGTTTCACCGGTAGTAGTTTTATCTTTCCAGATACTAGAACACGAGTAGATTTCAAAACTTACACGCAGTACAGTAATAATCAAACCATCCTAGAAGGTTTCGAGTTCGGTTTTAAAAAACCAGAAACCTTAAACGTAGGGGCTTGGTTAGACGAGTACCTTGGGGACGCGGCTCTAGTAAATACATTACGGTTTAGATTAGCTACTAGAAATGCTAAGATGGTAATTGGATTCACTCCAATCGATGGTTACACTCCTTTCATCAACGATTACTTAAAGGGAGCCGAAACTAAGAAAACTAGAAAGGCTGAGTTACTAAAGAATAAAGAAGTACCTATAGAGCAGTACAGTCCAGAGAGAGATGCTGGAGTTGTGTATTTGCATTCAGACGAGAACCCATTTGGCGGGTACGAACGTATAGCGAAAGACCTCAAGGGCAGACCCGAAGAAGAGATTATGGTACGTGCTTATGGAGTACCGGTAAAATCAATGACAAGTCTGCTACCATTATTTAACACAGAAGTAAATGTATTATCCGAAGTACCCAATAAAAACAAAAGAAGATTTCCAGACATCACTGATAAGTCCAACTATAGTTGTTATCAAGTGGTCGACCCCGCCGGAGCAAGAAACTATGTTGCAATCTGGGCGGGAGTTGATAGAGATAATAACGTCTATATTCGTAAAGAGTTCCCCGACCGTGATACATACGGAGAGTGGGCAATTTTTGGCGATCCAAAGTGGCGTTTTGGTCCAGCCGCGAAAAAGATGGGGTACAATGTAGAGGGCTACGTAGAACTATTTAAAGAAATAGAAGAAGAGTTAGGAATTGAAGTAATCGAAAGAATCGGGGACTCTAGATATTTCGCACGTGAAAATGAGAACAATGATGATTTGTTCACTGCCTTCTATGATTACGGTATGAACTTCATTCCTAGTGACGGTAGAACAGAAGAGATGGGGATTACTGCATTGGACGAGTGGTTCAATTACAATCCTAACGTAGAGATAGATGAAGCCAATCAACCCAGATGTTATATACACAAAGAGTGCGGGAACTTGATTGATTCCTTAATTAATTACAACTCTAACGGAAAGATGGACGAACCCCTAAAGGACTTCTTTGACGTAATCAGATATTTACGAATGGCAAATGGCGGCGAAGGTCCCGACCATATAGATGCCAACGATTATAAAACTATAACAAATACAAAAGGAGGGTACTAATATGCCTAAGAAAAAACTAAAGGAAATAGCAGAAGAATACGGGATACCTTTCGAGGAAGCCCTTGATCTAGTCTTCAAAGAACTAGAGGAAGAGATGGTTACCGGAAGGGGTAAAAGTACTTGGATTAATGCAGACGGTCAAAGGATTCTAGATGAGTTCATATCAATGCCGGTTCTTTACAGAGGACCAGTTCTACAACAAGCTCCTAATCCTATGTACGTTATGGTGTACGTAAAGGAACTGAGTAAAAAAGTCCCAGTTAAAATACCTAGACGTATGCAAGGTAAAATTACAAAAGGTAAATTAATCTACTTAGAAGCTGACAACAGTACCGATAATCCAAAATACAACTGGGTAAAAACACCTCAAAGAGTATAACTTAGGTTGATAGCTGTGATATTATATTAAATAAACTATGCAAAGTGACTCAATTTCAGAAAGCCTTACTTACGTAGGGAAAGAGCCAGACATTAATACATTACGTTACGCGTACGAGCAGACTACGGTAGAGCTAGAATCATACTTTGATTTGTGCCGTACAAGTTATGACGATAGGCGCAACTGGTGGGCTGGTAAATCCCGCGATCATCGCAAGCACGGAGCTGATGCTTTCCCTTGGGAAGGAGCTGCTGATATGGAGGCGCATACGATTGACGAAAGAATTACTAGATTAGTATCTTTGTTTATGTCATCTTTGAATCGTTCAAACGTAAGAGCATTTCCGGTAGAAAGTACAGATATACCCCGAAGTAAAATAGTATCTAGTTTCTTGAAGTGGATGGTATCAAGTGGTTATATTCCACGTTTTAAAAGAGAGATGGAACTCGGAGCTAATTATTTATTAGAGCGCGGTATATTGATGACTTACGTAGGTTGGCACAGAGAGGACCGCAGATTTTTACAGCGCTTAGACCTTAATCAAATCGCTGAGATAGCACCAGAGGTAGTAGAACTTATATCCGGTGGAGAAAATGATGATGAGTTAGTAGCTTTACTAGAAACAACTTTTCCGGGAGTAACTAAAAAAAGAGCTAAGAAAGCTCTCAAGGACTTACGTAAAAATGGAGAAGCAGAACTTCCGATAGTTCGCAGACAGATAGATGCTCCAGAAGTAAAAACACTTGCGCCGGATGGAGACTTTTTCTTTCCTCCTTATGTTACGGATCCTCAAAGAGCACCGTACTGTTTTTGGAGAACGTACTACACAGCTCAAGAGCTAGAGAATAAAGTACTGACTGACGGATGGGATGAAGACTTTGTTGATTACATTATTCAGCACTACAGAGGAGTCAGCATAGATAGTATAGAGCGCGAACAAGAAGGACGTAGAAGTACATCCTTAACTGACAACGCATACGAAGCAAATGAATTAATTGAAATAGTATACGGTTATCAGCGCTTGATAGATCCAGAAGATGGTTCCGAAGGTATTTATTGTACTGTCTTCCACAAGCAATTCACTGGAAACGAAGAAGCTCCGGGATATGCTAAGTTCGAGTTATTGAACG